ATACATTCGAGCTGATCATGCCGGAGGTTCCTGACAGCCTTAACGGCGGCATCTTTATGCAGATCAACCCGGAATCCACTTGCAACGGGAACCGCGTCTACGGCCGCAATACCCTGTTGTGGTCGGGCCTGGCTCGCGCGGCAGCGGCAACGACGGTAGACCTTCCGGCGAGCCCGGCAGGAACCTGGACGGACGCCGTGGTTTCGGCGACCTATCCCGGCGTTAACCCGCTCACGGGCAAGTACCTGTATGTCCGATCGGGCACAGGTGCCGGCCAATGGCGACGGGTGTCGGCGTGGACCAAGGCCACCAACCGCGCCACCGTGCCGACCTGGACCGTGACGCCGGACACCACCAGCGTGATCGAGGTTTGGAGTAACCCCTCGATCGGTATCAAGTACCGAGGCAATAACTCGGGCACTTCGACTTGGGCTGATCCTCGTGGCGCGCGGGCTTTTCAGAGCGCACAGAACTACGCCGAAGAGTGCGAAGTGGGTTACGGCTTTTCTGAGCCGCTGTTCAGCTCTCAGTTCAGCGACCTGGTGGCCGAAAACTGTGCGGTGGTCGCGCGGACGTACTCGACCGGGGTGAAACTGAGCCGGGGCGTGACCATTCGCAGCCTGAAGGGGCACTACCGGGACTACCCGAACCCGAACGCCACTGCCGCCCTGCAGCTGGCCGACATTTACCAGTTGGAAATTCACGACCTGCATATTTCCGGGGCAACCAATGATGCTGTGCGCTTGCAGAACATCGACCTCAAGCTGTTCGGCGGGACGATTGAAGGCGCGGGCATGGCCGCTGCGAACCGCTACGGCCTGTCCATCCAGGGTGATGTGAACCTCGAATCCCATGGTACGACGGTCGGCGGTGCGTTTGCCGGTGCCGGCCAGGGTTATGCCGCGCTCTACCAAGGCAGCAACAACAAGATCAAGCACATCGGCGGGGACTTCACCGGCAACGCTGTTTCAGCATTCAACCCGGCTTCTTCTGGCTCCTTACTGCCACCTAAAGATGCGATCTTCCTCGGTGTTAAAGGCGCCGGCATGCAAGCGGGCTCAGTCGTTATTGGTGACGCCTCGAAAACCCTGTACGTCGGGATCGATCCTGAGCTGGTGGTTTACGACACGCCTCTGGCTGCGCCCCGGGCGGTGTCCTTCGCCGGGTCCACCGGGGTGTTTGACGGCTCCATGTACCGGGTGGTGCGCACCGCCAACGCCACCGGTGCCGGGGTGCTGACCGTGCAAGGGCTGACAAACAGAATCCTCGCGGCAGGCACCTTTGCGGAGTTCCGCTACTCGTCCGCGCTGGCTGGCTGGTTGCTGACGAGTTACGGGGCGCTCTAAAGCCCCTCACGTTTAACAAGGAGCACACCGCATGCCCATCATCTTGGACTACTCCGCAGAGGTCAGACCGATCAAGGTCGCCAACCTGATCTATCGTGCCGGCGTGTTGCTGCAGGACGAGGACCATGTGCGCTGGACGGAAGCCGAGTTGATTGACTGGATCAACGAGGGGACGATTGCCCTGGTGCGCCTGAAGCCAGCGGCTAATGCCCGGCGTGCGGTGTTCGGCCTGGAGCCGGGTTCGCTGCAAAGCCTTGACGGCAACGTGGTGCAGCTGATCGACATCGTGCACAACGTCAGCGGTGAGAACAACGTGCCGGGCCGGGCGATCCGCAAGACCGAACGGCACCTGCTCGACTCGACCAATCCCAACTGGCACAACATGACGCCGTCGACCACGGTGCGCCACTACACCTACGACGACCGCCTGCCGACCCACTTCTACGTCTACCCGCCGGCCGCCTCGGGTGCGCGGGTGGAAATCGTCACCGCGCTGCTGCCTGAAGATGCGGTGAATTCGGACGACAACCTGAGCGTCAACCTCGAGTACGCCGACACGATCCTCAACTACATCGTGTACCGCTGCTACAGCAAGGACAGCGAATACGCCAACGCCGGCATGGCTACCGCGTATTATCAGGCCTACATCGCCTCGATGGGCTCGGGCGAGTCCGGTGAGCAGACTTCCACCCCGACCAATAAGGTTCCGGCATGATCGAACTGGACGTTTTTCTACCGAACATCACGCCGTATGCGCCTGGCTGCGCTGAGCCGACGGCCTTCGCCGCGATCATCAAGGCGGCGCAGACCTTCTGCGAGCGCACGCGCTTGTGGCGTGGCAGTTCGGTGCTGCAGGTCACGCCGGCCGGCCCTAACCTGGTCACGGTGCCGGTTGGCTCCGAACTGTTCGAGATTGAGAGCGCGCGCTTTGACGGGCGTGAGCTGCAGCCGATTTCATTGAGTGACCTGGACAACTACCATCCGCGCTGGCGTGACCTGGACAATGGGGCCGCGCGCTGGATCACGCAAACCGAGCCCGGTAGCGTGCAGCTGGTGCCCGCCAGTACCGGCGCCTTGAGCCTGTCCACCCTGCTGCGCCCGATCGATCACGCCGAGCAACTGCCGGATCTGTTCAGCCAATACACGCAGATGATCGCCGACGGCGCGCTGGCCGACATCCTCATGCTGCCGGCGCAAAGCTACAGCGACCCGCAGCGGGCTCAATTTTATGCGCAGCGGTTCGATAATCGAATCGATAGCTTGTGTAAACTAACCATTCAAGGCCAGCAGCGGGCACCTGTCCGCTCCCGCGCCCGATTCTTTTAAGGAGCGCTGACCATGGCAGTCTTGCTTGTAAACAACGCGATCAGCCGCCTGGCCGCCTCCGTCGCGGCCGACGCCCTGGCGCTGTCGGTCAGTCCCGGTGATGGGGCAAAGTTTCCATCGCCCACGGGGGATGACTGGTTCCCGCTGACCCTGATCCGCGCTGACGGCATTCGCGAGATTGTCCGCTGCAATGGCCGCACCGGCGATGTCTTGGCTGTGGTGCGGGCGCAAGAGGGCACGGCGGCGGTGCCGCTGGCGAGTGGCGATCGGGTAGAAGTGCGCCTGACGGCCGCCGCGCTGAATACCCTGTTCGGCGGTCCTACGGCGACGCCGACCTTTGGCAGTCTGGAGGTGTCGGCACTCACCCCTTACGTGGACTTTCATGCGGGCAACTCGGCCGACGACTACACCTCACGCATCATCGCCGCGGTGGCCGGCGAGCTGGTCATCCGCTCGGCCGCCAAGGAGCAGGTGCGGTTTACCGACGCGAAGATGATCGTCAACGGCGATATCGAAGCCAAGGCCGGCAGTTACACCGGCATGCTTACGCGCAAAGGCCCGGGCCTGGTTGGCTTCAACGCCTACCGTGATGACGCGTCGACCAACAGCCTGTACCAAGCGCAAACCACCGCGGGTTCGATCTACTTCGGCAACATCGACGGTTCGGGCTTCGGCATCGGCGGCACCGGGCTGGGCTGGGCCACCGTCAGGAATGGCGCGGCCTCGGTCAATGGAACCTTCTGGGCGCAGGGCACGATCAGTTCAGGGGGGCACCTGAGCGCCACCGGCAACGTCTATGCGGGTGACGTGATCGCCACGAACAGGGTGTATTCGGCCGGCGGCAACTCCTGGCTGGCAACTGACGGCAACGTCTACGGCTCGTTATGGGGCGGTTACTTATCGACATTCTTGGGCAGTAACTACACCCAGCGCGGCAACATCGGCAATGACATCGCCAACTTCGCCGGGGGCGCCGGAGGCGTCGGCACCTATGCGTTCCTCCTGATCGGAGGTGGCGGAGGCATAAGCCCTGGCAGTCTGGTCGCGGGCGCCAATACTCGCTGGGCTGGCGCCGGTTATAGCGCCGGTTACGCCCCGGGTGGCACCTGGCGGCTGATGGGTGCGATTGAGAACGCCGACGGTTCTGACACCGATTCGATTACTTTGTGCTTGAGGGTGGCGTAATGCTGACGATTAAAGCTGTGCGCAAACCGCGCTGGAGTGATGCGGCGCACACCGCGCTGAACCTGTTCGTGACCTTCGAGGAAACCGCCGACACGCACGGTGAAATGCCCTTCACCGCGCTGGCCAATGATACCGAGGACCATGGCCGCGATCTGTTCGAGCGCGCAGTGGCCGGCGAGTTTGGCGCGATTCCAGCCTATGTCGCCCCGGTGCCGACTGAGACGCAGCTGTACGCGCAATGGAAGGCCCAGCGTGAAGCCGCGGTGGCCGCCATTACCGTGCAGGCCGCCAGTGGGCGCGTGTATGACGGCGACGAAATCAGCCAGGGGCGCATGGCCCGGGCGATCGTTGGCCTGATGGATCAGCCGCCCGGGGCAACCGTGCGCTGGGTGCTGGCCGACAACAGCGCGGCCCTGGTCACGATGGACGAACTCAAGGAAGCGCTGACCCTCGCCGGCCTGCGCCAAACCGAACTGTGGGTTAAGCCTTAACACTCCTTCATAAGGGCGCCCGTCATGGCCGTGCTGAAACTGATTGGTTTTGTCGGTGAAAACCCGAAGATCACCCCGCGCTTGCTCGGCGATATGTCGGCGCAAATGGCCTACAACGTGCGCCTGGACGACGGCGCGCTGACCCCGGTGCGCAAGAAGCGCTTCGACTACCAGTTTGCGGACCCGCCACCGGGCGGGTACACCACCATCTACAAGGACGCCGGCGGCTGGCTGGGCTGGGCCGAGGACGTCTATGCCGTGCCGGGGCCGGTGGCCACCGACCGGTTGTACATTCTCGGCGACGGCGCGCCCAAGATGCGCGTGGCGGGCGTGATCTACCCGCTGGCGGTGCCATTCCCGGCCAGTGCCTTGACCGCGACCCTGGGCGGTACGCCAACCCCAGGCGCCAGCGGCACGACCCGGCTGTACGTTTACACCTGGGTGACGTCCTTCGGTGAAGAGTCGGAGCCCTCGCCAATCAGCGCTGACGTGTTCTGGACCCCGGGGCAGACCACCACCCTGTCGGGCTTTGCCTCGCCGCCGGCCGGGCGCAGCATCACCCTGCAGCGGATCTACCGCGCGCAGACCGGCAAGACCGGCACGCAGCTGTACTTCATTGCCGAGCGGGCCGCCACCAACGCCGACTTCGCCGACACCGTCAGCCCGGAATTGCTGCAAGAGGTGCTGCCCTCGGCCAACTGGAACGCGCCACCGGATGACATGACCGGGTTGATTGCGCTGCCCAACGGCATGATGGCGGCCTTCAGCGGCAAGCAGCTGTGCTTTTGTGAGCCGTACCGCCCGCACGCCTGGCCCGAGTCCTACCGCCTGACCATGGACTACGACATTGTCGGCCTGGGCGCCTTCTCGTCGTCGGTGATCGTCACCACCAAGGGTACGCCGTACATCGTCAACGGCTCGGCGCCGGAGAACATGACCAGCGAACGGATCGAGCAGAACCTGCCGTGCATCAACGCGCGCGGGATTGTCGACCTGGGTTATTCGGTGGCTTACCCCTCGCACGACGGCCTGGTGCAGGTGACATCGAGCGGCGCCGTGGTCGCCACCACCAGTATCTTCTCGCGCGACGACTGGCTGCGCCTTAACCCGTACAACATGGTCGCCGACCAGTACAACGGTCGCTACTTCACCAGCTTCAGCTACACCGACGTCACCGGCACCGAGTTTCGCGGGATCTTCATCATCGACCTGTCGGGCCAGCAAGCATTCCTGATTCGCACCGACGTGCAGGCCGAGGCGATGTATTACGACCTGCCGACCGGCCAGCTGTACTTGCTCAAAGACGCCTCGGTCTACGAGTGGGACGCCTTGAGTGAGCCGTCGGCCCTGCTGTCGTGGAAGTCCAAGCTGTTTGTCCTGCCCAAGCCGACCAACTTCGGCGCGATCCTGGTCGAATCCGACGTGGCGCTGACCCCGGAACAAGTCGCCGCCATCGAGGCCGAGATTGCCAGCCTGACCGCGCAGAACGCCGCGATCTTTGCTCAGGAGTCGATCGGGGGCGAGATTGACGGGGCCGCGCTGGGTGAATTCGCCCTCAACGGCGACGAACTGCTGAAGGTGCCGACGCTCAGCCGCAACACTTCGGTCAGCATCTACGCCGACCGCAAGCTGGTGGCCACCGTGGGCGCGGTCAACCGCATGGCTCGGCTGCCGGCTGGCTTCCTCGCCACCTTGTGGGAAGTGGAAGTGTCGAGCGATACCTCGATCACCCAAATCACCCTGGCCGGCACCGGCCAAGAACTGGCAGGGGTTGGCGCATGACACCCAAAGAACGCGAAAGCCTGGACGTGCTGAACGGCGACCGGGGCAGCAAACAGGAAGCGGCGCTGCGCATCAAGCACGCGCAAGCACTGCTCAGCACCATGCCGGCCGAGCCCACCGGTGATGCGGCTGCCGACATCCGTGCGCTGTACGCCGGATTGAACGCGCTGCGCACCCTTCTTCGGTAGCCGGGTGGTTAGATAGGCCATAGAATGGTGCGAAAATGGAACCAATTTAATGACCCAGTTTGTGACCGAGGATCGACCCGCACTGCTCGCTTGGGCGGCCGCGCGCATTGGCCTGGAATGCTTCAAACCTGACGCCAGGGCCATCGGCATCAAACGCCGCGGTGAGCTGGTGGCGGTGGTGGTCTACGACTGCTTCAGCCCGTGTGACTGCAACATGCACGTCGCCAGCGATGGCGGTGGCCATTGGTTGAGCCGCCAGGTGCTGGTCGAGGTCTTTCATTACCCGTTTGTGCAGCTCAAGTTGCGCCGTGTCACCGCCTTGATTCCGGCGAAGAAGACCCAGGCCATCCGCTTTAACGAACACCTGGGCTTCAAGCTCGAGGGCTTTTGCCCGGAAGCCATGCCCGACGATGACTTACAAATACGCGGCATGCTCCGTCGAGAGTGCCGGTTTATACCGCAGGAGTACCGCCAATGATGATGCGTGATTTTTGGACCACGGCCGCACTGGAGTCGGGCAGCCTGTCCGCACGCCCGTCGCGATTCGATCAACGCCTGGCGGTGCTCGTCGTCGGCCGCCATATCTGTTTTGGTAAGGGCGGTGGCGGCGCGCCAGACGCTGACCCGCAGGTCGGTGAAGCGGCGAAGATGACCGCGCAGACCGGCGCCGACTGGCTGACGTTTGCTAAGGATCAGTTTGCCGAGAGCAGCGTGCGCCAGGACGCCGTCGACAAGATGACCAAGGAAGTGTCGACTCAGCAACTGAGCGACATGCGCAAGGCCAGTTCGCGCAGCGATACCGAGTGGAGCCGCTACAACAACCTGTTCAAGCCCGTCGAAGACCGCATGGTCAAAGATGCGATGAACTACGACACGCCGGCAGCGCAGGCCAAGGCCGCCGCCGAAGCCAAAGCCGACGTGATGGGCAATGCCGCGCAGTCGCAGCAGCAAAACAGCCGGCAGATGGCGAGCATGGGTATCGACCCGCGCAGTGGTCGCTTCGCGGGCGTGGATCGCGCGACCGACCTGTCGGTGGCCCTGGCGGGTGCTGGCGCGCAGAACGCCGCCCGCGAAGGCGTGAAGGCCACCGGCATGGCACTGCGTGAAGGCGTGGCCAACTTCGGCAAGGGCGCCACCAGCACCGCCGCGCAGCAAGTGGGTTTGAGCCTGAACTCGGGCAACTCGGCGACCGCCAACCAGCTGGGCGCTGAAAGCAACTTTCGGGCGAACGGGCAAGTCATGGCCCAAGGGTTCCAGGGCGCAATGAATGGCTACAGCAGCCAAGGCAGCATCCTGAGCAATCAGCAAAGCCAAGCCCTACAGGCATCGGGCATGGACAGCGCGGCCGCCGCATCCAAAGGCAACCAGAACATGGCGATCGCCGGCACCGTCGGCACCATTGCATTGGCATTTTGAGGAATCACCTGTGATCGAGGCTATCAACCGCGCCACCGACCTATCCCTGGCCCAAGGCATCCGGGTGCTGCAAACCGGCTTTGTGGGCGGGGATCAACAGGCGCACGTCGCGCGCTTGCTGCAATTGCTCGACCCGCCGCTGCACGCGCACATCGTCGATGCCGGGTGCGGCATTGGTGAAGTGGCGGCGCTGATGCGCGAGTATCGCCCTGACCTGACCTTTGACCTGGTCAACATCAGCCAGCACCAGCTGGACCACGCCCCGCGCGGGCATGCCTACGCGCATCACCTGGTCGACTTCACCGCCAGCGGCCTGGCCAGCGAGAGCGCCGACGTGGTGATGTTCAACAGCGCGCTGTGCCAGATGCCGATCAACCAGGCCTTGAGCGAAGCCCGGCGCCTGCTCAAGCCTGGCGGCCAACTGTTTGTGTGCGACCTGTCGATTGCCGAGTTCCGCGAGTTGCCCGACCTACACGCGACCTTCATGCCGGCCTGGGAGTGGGGTGAAGTGATCGAGCGTCACGGCTTCGCCCATACGCACACCATGCTTGAGCAGGGCGACATGCAGCACTTTGCCGACGCGTTCGAGGACTTCGAGCAGGCTTTGCCCGAGGCACTGGTGTACATCGGCCAGTTCACCAAGCAGGCGCCCGCCGAACACCTGGCCGCGGTGCTGGGCCGGCATGAGCGCATCGCGTTCCAGTTCAGCGGCGGCAAGGATTCATTGGCCACCCTGTTCCTGCTTCAGGATTTATGGCCGCAAATGACCGTGTACTGGACCAACACCGGCGACCCGGTACCGGAAGTGCTGGCGGTGGTCGAGCGCGTGCGTGCATTGGTGCCGCACTTTGTCGAGATCAGTGGCCGGGTAAACGAGCAGATTGCCGCTCACGGGCTGCCGTCCGACCTGGTGCCGACCACTTCGACGCCAATCGGCCTGCTGGCCTACGGTGACGGCGTGCGCCTGCAAGACCGCTTCCAGTGCTGCACCCAGTCGCTGATGCAGCCCATGCAGGAGCGCATGGCGGCCGACGGCATCACCCTGATCGTGCGCGGGCAGAAGTCCCAAGACGCGATGAAGTCGCCGCTACGATCGGGCGCTTTGCACGATGGCATCGAACTGCTGTTCCCGCTGGAGCACTGGAGCGATGCGCAGGTATTCGACTACCTGGACAGCAATGCCTTCATTCCCGACTACTACCAGCACCTGACCGCTTCGCCGGACTGCCTGACCTGCTCGGCCTACTGGGGCGAAAGCCGCGCCACCTGGCTGAAGACCAAACACCCCGAGGCCTACCAGGTCTATCAGGGTAAACTTGACGTGATTCGCGAGGCGGTTATGCCGCATATCGCCCTGTTTAATCTGGAGGTGGCGTGATGGCTGGTAACAGCATGAATGGTTTGGCCCAAGGGATTCAAATCGGCAACTCGCTGGTGGATGCCTACTATCGCGGCCAGCAGAACAAAGAGCAGGCCGAGGTCAAGAACGTGATGGCCGAAGGGCTGGCCGGGGCCAAGCAGAGCCGAGAGGACGCCATCGCGGCGAACTCGCAAGTGGGCAGCAAGGCCAACGCCAGCGACACCATGACGATGCCGACCTTTGACGACACCAACGGCAACAGCTATGCCAGCGCCGAGGACCAGTCGAAGGCGGCGAAGAAGAACGCCCCGTCGGTGGATGACTTCTACATGCGCGACGTGGTGCCCAAGATCAAGGAAACCTACTTGGCGCAGGGCAATGCCGAAGGCGCTGATGCGTGGGACAAGTGGTCGCAGGAGAAGAATTCTCAGGCCGGCATGAAGCACTGGGCGCAAGCCTTGCGCGCCGGGCAGATGGGCGACTTCAAGGCCTACGCCGACAACATGGTCAAGGCCTACAACACCCCCGGTTATTACGACGACGGCCTGCACGCCGAGGGTTACGACCTGGTCACGGACAAGGACGGCAACACCACCGGCCTGACCTTGAAGATGAAAAACAAGGACACCGGCGAAACCTTCGCGCAAACCATCCACGGTCAAGACGACATGGTGCAGGCGGGTATCGGTCTGCTCGACCCGGCCAACGCCTTCAAGACCACCATGGCGCAGATGACCACCCGGCAGGCGGCCGAGGCCAAAGCCGGCCTGGAAGTGGCCAAGACCAACAACGGCATGATTCGCGACAACAACAAAGCCGTCGTCACCGCCCAGGCCAATAGCCAACTGGAAGATCAGCGCGCGGGCAATGACATGACCCGCATGGTCACTGGCAAGCAGATCGACCAGCAGAATGCCGGGGCCGAGGTCACCAAAAAGATGGAAATGCTCAAGAGCGCCGGCTATGACGAGGGCTTTATCAAGGACGCGCTGCCGCAAATCCTTGGCATCGGCCAGTACAAGAAGCCCGCCGACCCGCAGGAAACCCGGCGCATGCTGTTCCAGGCGCGTTTGAGTGACTTTAACTTCACCCGCAAGACGCCGCAGCAGCAGGCCGCGCAGATCGAGCAGGACATGCAACTGATCGGTGGTGGGCGAGGTTCGGCGCCGAGCAACCCGATGGCGGGCGGCATGGGCGGCGGTCAGGCAGCCGCCGCGCCGGCCAGCAAAACCCCAATGATCTTCGATACGAAGACCGGTCAAATGATCCCTTACCAGTAACCCGATAGCCTCGGTCGCCCGTTGGATATAGAATCGAACCATCTGATTCAGTTATCCAACCGCGCCGAGGACATCACCTGTGGCAGAAAATCTTTTTCTCAAGTCGCCATCCGCGACCGGCTCCACCGCCACAGCGCCTACCGCGCCACCCCTGCCTGACATCCAGACCTTGCCCGCGCGTGGCACGGCAACCCCTTCGGCCCCCGGTTCAACCCGCAGTGCCGCCGCCAGCCTGAGCAAAGGCCTGCTGCCGCCGCCTGACCTGCAACCCCTGTTCGAGAAATACTCCGCTGAATACGGCGTGCCGCTCAACGTGTTGTCGGGCTTGGCGCAGCAGGAGTCGGGTTACAACCCTGATGCTGTCGGCGAGCAAACCAAGTGGGGCAAAGCCAAGGGCATGCTGCAGAACCTGGACAGCAACGCCAAGGCCTTGGGCATCGACCCGTTCAATGCTGAGCAGGCGATTGCCGGCGCGGCCCGCCAGATGCGCGAGCGCCTGGACAAGGGTTACAGCATGGAAGACGTGGTGAAGGCCCACTTCGGGGGCGACAACCGCAAGCAGTGGGGCGAGAAGACCCAAGCCTACGGCCAAGAGGTATTGGCCAAGGCCAGCATCATTGGTGATGAACTGATGGCCGGCAAGAAGCCCGCCCCGGGCGCTGACCTGGCTGCGATTCAAGCCGAAATGGATGCCAAGGAACCCGGCCGGTACAAGGTGATCGACCCGACCGACATCGCCCGGCGCGATCAGCAGCGCGCAGAGATTGCCAGCGGCAAGGATGCTTTGCAGAATGCCCAGGCCGACGCCGGCGGGTATGACGCGCCATCGCCCTACACCTTGGAGAATCAGCAGCGCATCGAGGACAAGGTTGACGCCGCCCCGGGCCTGTCGCCGCTGACCACGAAAAACCAGGCGCTGACCAAGGCCGGCTTTGCGCCCGTGCCGGATCAGCCGGAAGACGGCTTTGTTTCGGCCACGAAAAAATCCCTGCAGAACCTGCCCGAGCATTTCAAGAACGCCGCCGGCGGCATCATCCGCACCCAGGGCGAAGGCATCGACGACCAGACGCTGGTGTCCAACGCCGCCAACGCCGGCATCATCCAGCGCATGCAGGACAACGGCGACATCATCATGGTGCAGAACGATCAGGGTCAGATGACCCCGACCCTGCGCGATGGCAGCAACGGCGACACGTCGAGCCTGGCCAAGTACCTGCGCAAGCATGCCGGCGACCTGATGACCCCGGAAGAAGCCGGCGCCCTGGTCGGTATGAAGCCCAACGACATCACTGCGCTTGGCACCCGCCTGAGCAAAGAGGCCAACGCCGACACGATTGAGATCAACCCGGACGGCCCGCTGGCCAAATACGGCAGCATGATCATCGGCTCGACCGCGGAAATGATCCCGGCGATTGCCGCCTCGGTCATCACCAAAAACCCGGCCGTGGGCATGTCGATCATTGGCGGCCAGGTCTACGGTCAAAGCTACGACACTGCGCGCACCAAGAACCTCAACCCGAACGATGCCGCTACGTACGCCATGGCCCAGGCCGCGGCTGAAGCGATCCCGGAATACCTGCCCATCAGCGTGATCATGGCGCCGGGCGCGAACTTCTTTAAAGGCCTGCTCAAGGCTGGCGCTGCCGAGTCGCTGCAAGAAGGTGTGACCCAGGTGATTCAGTCGGGCCTGGACAAGGGTTCGATCGATCCGAACATGACGTGGGCGCAGGCTCGTCAGCAGCTGGCCGATGCGATGATCGTCGGCGCAGGCTCGGGCGCGGCGCTCAAGGCCGGCGTGCATGGGATTCAGAAGGCCGTCGACGCCATCCCGACCCGCGACCGTGAAGCCGAGGCCGCCGCTGCTGCAGCTGAAGCCGGTACGGATAGTACGGATTACGTACCACAGGAGCCCGCTCCCACAGGTGAGCCCCAGCAAACACAGGCGCCAGCGCCCGATCCAGTGGCTGAAACCCCGGCTCCCGCTCCCACAGGTCCGCTGACCCGTGCGGCGCAGCAATACGTCGCCCCTGAGCCAGTCCCAGCCCCGGAAGCCACCGGTGATCCTGTCACCGTGCGCAGTTCCGACGGTGAAATGGCTGGCACCCTGCAGGATTATCAAGAGGACGGCCAAGGCGGCTGGACCGCACGTGTGCTGGCCGACGACGGCAACGCCTACGACTTCACTCAGGACGACGGCGTACAGCTGGAGCGTGCCGGCCAGGCCGCACCGACCACTGAGCCAGCCCAGGAAGAAATCCCAACCCTGACGGATAAGGTGGAGGTTCCAACCCTGACCGACGTGGTGGAACCTGAAGCCCAGGCCGCCCCGGACTATGCCTCGATGGACGAGCCGCAGTTGCGCGCCGAACTGAAGGCCACCGCCACCGCACTCAAGGCTGCGCCGAAAGACGCCACCCTCAAGGCCCAGCGCAAGGCGATCGAGAAAGCCATCGGCAACGCACCGAAGCAGGCTGCGCCCGTGGTCGTGCCGCCGGCCTTTACTGAACTGGCCGGCGAGCCAATCAATAAGGAGTGGTCGCGCTTCGCCGATGATTCGGGCAGCCTGAACATCCCGCGCGCCGACATGCCGCAGATCAAGGCCGAGCACCGCGGCGCCATGACGCAGTTCCTCAATGCGCGCGGCATCGCCCACAGCCAGGAAGAAGTCCCGGCCAGCAGCCTGAAGCCGACCCAGGAAGAATTCAGCCCGGCCAAGGTCAAGAAAGCCTTGGGCTTTGAAGGCGGCGATCGTTCGATTCTGATTTCCAGCGACAACCATGTGCTCGATGGCCATCACCAGTGGCTGGCCAAGGTCGATGGCGATCAGCCGGTGAAGGTCATTCGTCTGGACGCGCCGATCAAGCAACTGCTCGAGCAAGTGAAGGAATTCCCGAGCTCGACCCAGGCGTCCGGCGCTACCACCGTTGCACCTGATGTAAAGGCTCCGGTGCAGGATGTTAAGGAAACCGTACAACCTGTAAAGGAAACGGTCGAAACCGCAACGCAAACCCCGATTCCTGCATCAAAACCGGCTGAACCTGCATCAAAACCGCTGAGTCCGCAACAGAAGGCCAAGGCGCGCAAGGAAGCCAAGCAATCGAAGACCCGCGAAGCTCTGGGCATGAACGTCGATGATCAGTTCACCCTGGGCGGCGCCGATGTCGGCTATTCCACCCCGGGCGAGACGTACACCCTGACCGAGATTGGCAGCGACGGCACCGCCTACGTCACCAACGCGAAAGGCTCGAGCACCAGCTGGTCGCCGGCCGACATCATGGCCGGCAAGCGCAAAGGGGCGACCTTCGCCAAGACTGAGGACGCCAAGCCGGCACCGGCCAAACTGGAAGAGCCAGCGGCCCCCGCCGAAACCGCCGCCGAACTGGTGAAGGCTGCCGAGCAGTCAGGGGCCAATAAAATCACCATTAAGATGGGCGGCTCTAACCTGTCCGTCAATCTGTCAAAACCCGCGCACGAAATGACACTCGGCGAAGTCGAGCGGGCTGTTCGAGATCAGGGGCTTGAAGGCCACAAAGACATGAGCCTGAAGCTGTACGCCAATCGCCATGGCGAAATGGTAGACGCTGCAATCAAGGCCGGAAAACCGGTATCTGATGAGGTGCTGGCCGACTATCCTGGGCTGGTTCGCAGCGGTCTGAGTGACGAGCAGGCCGACCAGATGGCGGACGACCTTAGGAAGTTGAGCGGCGCCGATTACGTCAAAGCGGCGCGCGCGTGGAAGCCTAAAGCTTCGGCCGAGTACGGCTCGAGCAACAAGCTGGTCAGCAAGGATCGTGCGGCTGAGTTGCGCGCCAAGCTGGCGGCCAAGCTCAACGGCTCGCAGCTGAACAGCGGCATCGATCCGGAAATTCTGGCGATGGGCACCGAGCTGGCCGTGTTCCACATCGAGGCCGGCGTGCGCAAGTTCGCCGACTTCGCCAAGACCATGGCCGACGACCTGGGCCAGCCCCTGGAGAAGGTCCGCCCGTACCTGCGCAGCTGGTTCAACGGGGCGCGCGACATGATGGAAGACGCCGGCCATTCCGTGGTGGGCATGGACGACGCCGATACCGTGCGCGCCGAACTGGCCAAGCTGGGCCAGGCCCCGGCAACTCCCGAGGAATCCTCGGTAGTTCAAACGCAGACAGTCACCACCCCGTCGGGCCGTGAGTTCGAAGTGCGCTCGAAGGTGGTCGAAGCGGACAGCCTGATCACCTCGAACACCGCCGACGGCGCCGTCAACCCGGACTATCCGCAAGCGCTGCAACCGCGTGACCGTTCGCGTTCGGCTTCGCGCGACCAGATCAACGACATCGCCAGCAAGTTGAACCCGCGCCTGCTCGGCGACAGCGCCAGCGCCACCGACGGCTCCCCGATTGTCTCGGCTGAAGGTGTGGTGGAAAGCGGCAACGGCCGCACCCTGGCCATCCGCCAGGCCTACGCCAAGGATGGGGCGAGCAAGTACCGCACCTGGTTGGAGTCGCAAGGGCATGACGTCGCCGGCATGAAGGCCCCGGTGCTGGTGCGCGAGCGCGTTACCCCGATGACCACCGAAGAGCTGCAGGCCTACACCACCGAAGCCAACGAGCGCACCACCCTGGCGCTGAGCTCCACCGAGCGCGCCGTGGCCGACGGCAAGAAGATGGGTTCGATCCTGCACCTGTACCGTGGTGGCGACGTGACGGGCGCGGCCAATCGCGAGTTCGTTCGGGCCTTCATGGGCGACGTGGCGAGCAAGAGCGATCGCGGTAGCCTGATGGATGGCGACGGTGTGTTGTCCCAGGATGGCCGCCGCCGCATCGAGGCCGCCTTGCTGGCCGCCGCTTACGATGATCCGGCCCTGGTTAATGACATCTTCGAGAGCGCTGACAGTGACATCAAGTCGATCGGTGGAGCCTTGCTCGATGCCGCCGGCGAATGGGCGCAGATGCGCCAGGAATCGCGCGACGGGCAAATCTCCAAGGCGATCGACGTCACGCCGAACCTGATGGAAGCGGTGAACCTGGTACGCCAGGCCCGCGCGCAGGGCAAGTCGGTGTACGAACTGGTCAACCAGAACGACATCTTTTCCGGCGAGCTGGACCAGGCGACCAAGGACTGGGTGAGCGTGTTCTATCGCGGCGCCACCTTGGCTCGTGCCCGTGGTCGGGATAAGGTCGCCGACGCACTTCTGACCTATACTCAGCTGGCCCGCGCAACTCAGCCGGGCGTTAACCTGTTTGGCGAGCCGGAACAATCCGGCGCCGACTTGATCCGAGGCACGCATGACAAACTCGACCGCCAAGAAGCCCAGGCCAGCCAGCAACAAGGCCTCTTCGGAAACGCAAACGCTGATGAGTCAGGTACTGGCGCACGTCGCGCAGACGGACAACGACCAGCACCTGGCGCGCGAAGTGAAACGCCGCAGCAAGGGAGCGAAGTAAATGCAGCAAGTACCCGCCAGCGTGTGGAACCAGATCGCGCAGACCCAACCGCTGCGCAACCCGTCGATGCGGGCGCTGTTCCCAATGAACCAGCAGGAGCTGGACAACGCACTGACCGCCCAGGCACTGACGCTGGAAATGAACGGGCAGACGGACAGCGTGATCAACGCCTACCAACTGATGGCGCCACTGCTGGCCGAGAATCAGGCGATCAGCTCGTACATCAACCAGACGGGACATTCCGACCTGAGAGCGGCCTTGCCGGAAGTGCTGAACGCGACGGAAGCGGTAGCGATCGCGGCACAGGATCGGCCGTTGAGCGCGAGCGAGCAGAAAGCATTGCTGACACTGCTCCAACCGCTGACACCGGCGAGTTCGATCAACGTCTAGCCGCACAGAAGAAAGCCGCCGGCACCAAGACCGTTCGCGGCGACAAAGCCAACATTGACGCGGCCCTGCCGCTCCTGCTCGACCCGCAGCGCGACGACGTGCTCAAGGCCGAGCAGCGTTACGCCGTGGGCAACGGCATGCTCTTGACCAATGGCACCGGCACCGGCAAGACCGCCAGCGGCATGGGCGTAGTCGTGCGCTCGATCAATGCCGGTAAGCCCAACGCGCTGGTGGTGGTGCCGAGCGATAAGATCGCCGCCGACTGGATCAAGTTCGCCAAGATGCTCGGGGTTGAGCTGAAGTTGCTGGAAAGCACCAGCGACAACGGCAAAGACGGCCAGGTCATCACCACCTATGCCAACTTCGGCGCCAACGATAGCCTGGCCCTGCGTGACTGGGATCAGGTGGTGGCGGATGAAGCGCATTACCTGTCGAGCAACGAAGCCGGCGAAGGCACCGCGGCCTTGGCCCGCCTGCAAGCCCTGACCGGCCACCACGACGGCTTCTATCAGTGGGTGCGCCAGCGTAACGCCAAGGCCTGGGGCGCCTACAAAGCGGCGATGAACGCCAGCAAGGACGCGGCTGTTCCTGATTCGGGCTTTACCCAAACGCAGAAAGACCAGCTGGCCGAAGCGGAAGCCGAGCAGCGCGACGCCTGGGACGCCATCGAAAAGCCGGCCAAGAAGGCTTGGCAGGATCGCTGGGCCAAGCAACAAGACTTGCCGAAAACCCTGTTCCTGTCGGCCACCCCGTTTGCCTACGTGAAAAGCGTGGACTACGCCGAAGGCTACTTGTTCGATTACGTCGCCCCGGCCGAGCGCTACAGCAACAAGGCCGAAACGGCTGGCGCGGCGTACAACAGCGGCAATGCGCGTGAAGCGTTCTTCATGCAGCACTTCGGCTACCGCATGCGTTACAACAAACTGACCGCACCGGAAGCGGGGGTTGACTCCGAACTGATGGAGCAGAATTTCAACCAGCACCTCAAGGAGGTCGGCGCGCTGTCGGGCCGGCGCCTGGAAGTTCCTTACGACTACGACCGCAAGTTTGTGGTGGTCGACGACGCGGTGGGGCAGAAGATCGACCAGGGCCTGGCCTACCTGCGCGAACACAACGAGGGTCAGTATCGCAAGGTGTATGACGCGGTGATGGCGACCTTCGACTACCAGAAGCGCATGTACCTGCTCGAATCGATCAAGGCCCGCGCTGTGGTGCCGATGATCAAGGAACACATGAAGCTCGGCCGCAAAGTCGTTGTTTTCCATGACTACAACAAGGGCGGCGGCTTCGATCCGTTTGCCGCCGGCCTGTCCAGCATCCTCGAGCCTGACGTCAAAGCACTGGCCAACAAGGCGTTCGCCGAGCGCCCGGATATCTTCAAGAAGATGGACCTCAAGGGTTTGTTCTCGCCGATCGACACCCTGACCGCCGCCTTCCCGGACGCCTTGTTCTTCAACGGCACCGTGCCCAAGCAGAAACGCCGGGACAATGCCGACACCTTCAACGACGACGCCAGCGGCAAGGACTTGATTGTCCTGCAGTCGGACGCCGGCCGCGAAGGTGTCAGCCTGCACGACACCACCAGCCAGCACATGCGCGTGCTGAT